CCTCGAATCTGTCCTAATTCAGATCTCTGATATGAAAGACGATCGTGGGCTCCGGATTGCTGCTCAAGGTACTCAGCTGGTTATCCCAACTGCATACCAGTTCGTAGCAGAGCGTCTCTTAGAGTCCAATCTGCGCACAGGAACAGCAGACAACGACATCAACGCGGTTAAGTCTGGCGGCTACCTGCCCAAAGGCTATCATGTGATGCGTCGCTTGTCGGATGCTGATGCTTGGTTTATCCAAACTGACGTTCCTGATGGTCTGAAAATGTTCCAGCGTTCGCCTATGAAAAAAGGCATGGAAGGTGACTTCGAGACTGGTAATGTTCGCTACAAAGTTCGCGAACGCTACTCTTTCGGCTTCACTGACTGGCGTGGCATCTTCGGCTCAGAAGGCGCATAAAAATTGGGGAGGGCAGCTGCCCTCCCTTTCATCCTGACAGCGAGAGCTGACTTAACCCAGACAGGAGATTCATAATGGGTACTACAACTTTTTCAGGACCAGTCAAAGCTGGACCAATCAAAGTAACAACAGGCACAACAGTCGGTTCTGATATGAAGAACACAGGCTTTGCTGTTCTTTCTCAGACAGCTGCGATTGACCAGACTGCCACGACCACAACAACAGACATCATAATCCCACCAAACAGCCAGCTAATATCAATTGATGTTACTGTGACCACAGCTTGGAGTGGTGGAGCAACGACTCTTGGTTTGGGTGGTGTTGGTGCGGCAACCACTCTTACTGCTGCAGGAGCTATTCAAGGCAATGCTGTTGGGATTGTCGCTGCTAGTCCTGGAACAGACGCGACTCGCACAGCCAAGTGGCTCAACACAGGCACAGGCGATCACAGGCTAATCGTGACCACAGCTAACACAGGCAACGGTGTTGGTGCTGTGACGGTTGTTTATGCTCAAAGCAACAACGTCACATAAAATTAGTTGGTGGGTGCAAAGCCCACCAATAATTTACAGGAGGGTCATAGATGGCTAATATTACGAGCGTGAAAACGCTTTCTGAAAACACCAACGAAGTGGTCATGGCATTCCAACTGCAGTATGTGGACACTGGGGATGAAGATGCTGTAAAAAAAGTTGATGTTTCAACTTTGGCAAAAAGTGCTGCTGGTGTTTCTTGCAACTCTGTCAGCCTTTTGGAGTGCTGGTGGATAATTCAAGGCATGACGGTTCTGGTAGAGGCAGATGCTGGAACAGATGTTATTATGATGCACATGGCTGAGGATGATATTGGTTATCAAGACTTCAGCAAGTTCGGTGGGTTGCCTTCGACTGTAGAATATGGCAGCACAACTGGGGACATAATGTTCACTACGACTGGTCTTGGTGCAATTGGAGACACATACAACATCGTGCTGCGGATGAAAAAACACTACTCATAGGAAAACCAAATGGCGACATCGAACACATATGCTTTTCGGCCAGATGTTGAAGAGATAATCGCTGAATCATTTGAGCGGTGCGGGATTGATGACGAAACTCGGACAGGCTATCAGGCCAAAGCAGCTCGCAGGAGCCTTAATTTGCTTTTCAGCGAGTTTGCTAACCGTGGCATAAATTATTGGGCTGTCCAGAATAATACATTGGCTTTGGTGAAAGACCAGATCACTTATACGTTGCCAGTCGGAACCATAGATATGATAGATGTTGTGATTCGACAGACAGCAAATGGCACCACCACTGACACCACCATCCAAAGAGTAAGCCTTTCTGCATACAACCAGCTGCCAAACAAAACATCTTCTGGCAAGCCAAGCCAATACATGCTGGACAAAACTTACACCCCAACGATAAATGTTTGGCAAGTTCCGGACACTGGTGACTACAGTTTGCTTTATTGGTCAATAAACCAACTCGAAGATGTAACAGCTAGCAACCAAGATGCAGACATCCCTTATAGGTGGACGGATTGTCTTTGTGCTGGTTTGGCGAGCAAGCTGGCAATGAAATATGCTCCTGATAAATTCAACCTGTTAAATCAGGTTTATGAAAGAGCATTCGAGTTCGCAGCAGCCACAGACAATGATGGCGTTTCAATGAGAGTCCGACCAAGAGGATTGAACCTTTACTGATGGCAAGAGTTAGGTATGCAAAGGGCAAGAAATCTTTAGCGATAAGTGATCGCTCTGGACTACGTGTGCCTTATACTCAGCTCAAGACAACTTGGGATGGCCTCAGAGTTTCCCCAGAAGATTGGGAGCCGAAGCAGCCGCAGTTGACTCCTGCTAAGAATGTTGTTGACGCCACAGCTCTCTTCAGCCCAAGACCAGACAATGACCCAGAAAATGCTGAGGTATTTATAGGGTTTAATTTCGACATATTTGCTGATCGCAGATTAACAACTAATGTTGGGATTGCGGGCACAGCGTTCTCAGGGCAAATATCCAACTTTGAAGTAATCAACACATCCCAGACAGGTGTGGGCGGCACAGCTGGCGTTGGCAGCACATCACTGTTTATTACGACAGACGTATCCGCAACAGGCGTTGGCGGTTCTGGCGGCACTGGGGCAGAAATTCCAGAAGCAGAAGAAATTGCTGTTGGCACAGCTGGCGTTGGCGGCACTGGGGCAGAAATTCCAGAAGCAGAAGAAACAGCCACGGGTGTTGGTGGTACAGCAGCTGTCGGCAATGTTGTTTCTGTTGAGGCATTCGGTTGGGGAATAGGTGCTTGGGGCCAAGGTGCTTGGGGTGATCAAAAAGGAAGCCCACACACCGCTGGTCTTGGTGGCATAGGTGGTGTTGGGACAGCCACTGTCTTTCTGATAACAACTTGGGGTCAAGGCGGCTATGGCGAAGGAACATGGAATTGAGGATGAATAGATGAACTACACAGAACTCAAGGCCAACATCCAAGACTTCTTAGAGGATGACTCAACAGAGTTCGTCGCGTCAATTGACACGATCATCGCACAGGCTGAAGAGATGGTTTTCCAGAGGCTCCCAAACATGCCCTGCTTCCGACAGACATCTTCTGCAGCTAATTTGGTTGTTGGCACAGCTTCATATACAATTCCAACAGCTCGGATGATCCGTCAGGTTTCCATAACAGATACAAATGTTGTTACGTATCTTGACCACAGAGTTGATTCGTACATCCGCGACTATTGGCCGAATCCAACGACTCAAGGCACACCACGCATGTACAGCACCGATAGTGCAGGGACAGCTGGGACAGTGATTACATTGGCACCAACACCATCAGCCACCTTGGCCTACAGCGTGGACTTTATCGCGCCTGAGACGGGTCTGAGCAACGGCAATGCCAACACTTGGATAGGAACTAATGCATCAACAGTTCTACTTTCTGCAGCTCTGTTCGAGGCATCAGCATTCCTCAAGGCACCAGAGACGCTGTCTCTTTACAAAACTCAGCTTGACGAAGCTGTCCAGTTAACAGTACAAGAGATGCAAAGGAACTATACAGCAGAATATAATGGAGGCATATAATGGCTATAACACAAGCAATGAGTACACTCTTTAAAAAAGACGTTCTGTTGGGTGATCATCACCTAGACAGTGACAATATTTATGTTGCGCTTTACACAAGTAGCGCAACCTTGAGTGCGGCAACGGATGGTTACATCACTGCCAATGAAGTCGCCAATGGCAATGGCTACACCACTGGCGGTGTTGCTTTGGCAAGTAAGGCAGTAACAGAAAACAGCACCAGTGGTGTTTTTGATGCGGATGATCCACAGTGGACAAGCGCAACATTCACTGCCCGTGGTGCTTTGATTTACAACAAAACGCTGGGCGATGCATCTACCAACTCAAGAGGAGCAATTGCCATTCTTGATTTTGGCGGTGATTTTTCTGTATCTGGTGGTACTTTTCGCATCGTATTTCCCGCTGCAACCAAAGACACTGCAATTGTAAGGATCGATTGATATGGCTTCATCCTATGATAATGACTTACGCCTCAATGAAATGGCGACTGGCGATCAGTCGGGCGCATGGGGTACGGTCACAAACCTAAACTTAGAAATCATTGCGGAGGCGTTCAGCTACGGCACACGCGCCATTGCCAATGCCTCAACAGACAACATAACACTTGCGGATGGCGCATCAGACGCTGACCGCAGCATGTATTTAAAGTTGACTGGTGGTGGTCAGGCTTGCACAGTAACATTTTTGCCAGCAACCATCTCAAAGGTCTGGCTGATTGAGAATGCTACAAGCTACACTCTGACATTTACCCAAGGATCAAGTGGTGCAAATGTTGCAGTGCTTGCTGGTCAGGTCAAAATGATCGCCACAGACGGTGGGGGCAGCACAAACGGCGTTGTCTACGATCTTTTGACAGACGTAAATCTGGCTGGAACAACGGTGATGTCTGGTGCAACAATTGATGATGTTGCGATAGATGGCAAAGTCATTACGATGACTGGATCGTCAGGCGACACAGCAACGCTGACTGTCGCGGCAGATGGTGCGTTGGCAATTGCCACAACAGACGCAGCCGCAGCCGCAGCAAACATATCAATCACGGCTGATGGCACATTTACTGCTACGGGAACAACCATCACGTTGGACAGTGCTGGCGATATTATTCTGGATGCTGATGGGGCTGATGTAATATTTAAAGATGGCGGCACAGCCATTGGAACTATAACCAACGCATCCAGCGACCTTGTCATTAAGTCTAATGTCCAAGACAAAGACATTTTGCTTAAAGGTGATGATGGTGGTGCTGAAATTACTGCTCTGACACTTGATATGTCTGCAGCTGGTGCGGCTGCTTTCAACTCCAGCATTACTTCTGGTGGCGCAGCGGTCAAAGTCGCTGGCAAAGAGACTATCTTCGTGCCAGCGATTGCTATGTACCCAAGCACAACCAATCCGTGTGGTGGGCCAGAGCAAGTGGAAACAACAGCTTTGCGTCCTGATTTAAAAGTTTTGGACTTCGCGGCTGATGCGGATGATTTTGCTCAGTTTGCTATAGCCATGCCTAAGTCTTGGAACGAAGGAACTGTGACCTTTCAGCCTTTCTGGACTGTGACAGGAACAAATGCAGGTACAGTCGCATGGCAATTGGCTGGGGTGGCAATCACAAGCGACGAAAGCATTAACACAGCCTTTGGAACTCAAGTAGCGACAACAGCGTTGGCCTTTTCTACTACGTCAAACGACCTAATGGTCAGCGTGGAAAGTGGTGCAGTGACAATCGCAGGCAGCCCCGCTGCTGGGGATATGTGTTTCTTTCAAATTAACAGGGACACAAGCGCAGATACTCAAACAGGTGCGGCAAGGCTGTTGGGTGTGAAAATATTATTTACAACTGACGCAGCCAACGATGCATAGGAGCATTTTATGACTGGTTTTGGAATTAATGTTTTAGGTTTTGGGTCAGGTGGTGGTGGGCCTGTTACTTTAGAGAATGAAGGCACTATTAACGGTCAAGAAAATAGAGAGGTAGTGACTGCATCTGACTTTATTGGCGACAGTGGAACTTTAATAATTCCTACTGACTTTTGGGTATGGTCAGACTCAACATCCACTGCCGCATTGATCGTAGATGTTGCTGGTGCTACAATTGAAAATAACGGTAAAATTATAGGCAAAGGTAATTATGGCGGCAATAATGCTAACGGTGCCCCTGCTATATCTATTACAGCAGCAGGTGTTACAATAATAAATTCTTCTGGCAGTTATATTG